GACATAGAGCAAACAGGCTTTGTCTTTGACACTAACGCTGCAGCTCAGCTTTATGCAGAGCTGTCTGCTAAGCGCAATGCGATCAAGAAGCAAATGGAGGAAACATTTGAACCCACTGTCATTAGCCTCAAGACGAAGACAAAGCTGGTGCCGTTCAACCCAGGTAGCAGATTACAAATCGGGGACCGTCTCGCCAGTAAGTATGGATGGAAACCAAAAGAATTCACACCAGCTGGACAAGCCAAGATCGATGAAACAATCCTCAGCGAGCTTGACTACCCAGAAGCAAAACTACTAGCCGAATACTTCATGTTGGAAAAGCGGATAGCCATGCTTGCCGAAGGCAACCAAGGTTATCTCAAACTTGTAAACTCAAACAACCACATACGCGGGAGATACATTCCCAATGGAGCAGTTTCAGGAAGAGCAACACACTTTGCCCCAAACATTGCACAAGTGCCAAGCATGCGGCTGCCTTACGGCCATGAGATACGTTCACTCTTTACAGTGCCCTCTGGGTGGTCCTTGGTCGGTTGCGACTTGTCAGGTCTCGAACTCAGATGCCTCGCACATTTTATGCACACTTGGGACGCTGGAGACTACGCTGCCGAAGTGCTGAATGGTGACATCCACACTAAGAACCAAAAGGCTGCAGGTCTTCCTGACCGTGATGCCGCAAAGCGTTTTATTTATAGTTTGATCTATGGTGCTGGCGACCAAAAGCTCGGTGAAGTAATTGGCAAAGGCCGTAATGAAGGACGACAAATACGCGAGAAATTCTTTGCTGCTATTCCTGCGATTAAGCAGTTGCGCAGTGCTGTCGAAACAGCTGTAGAAACTCGTAAGTATCTGTTTGGATTAGATAAACGTAAGCTGCACGCCCGCAGCAGTCACAGTGCAGTCAACCTACTTTTGCAAAGCGCAGGTGCGTTAATTGCAAAACGTTGGCTGGTTTTAGCACGACAAAATTTAAAACAATCAGGCTTCGAACATGGGTGGGATAAAGACTACGTATTCTGCGCATGGGTGCACGATGAAGTGCAGGTCGCCTGTAGGAAGGAAATAGCCGAAGATGTCGGTAATATCATTCGAGGAAGCGCAGAAGAAGCAGGCAGAGCTTTTAACTTCAAATGTAGAATTGACGCCGAGTTCAGTATCGGAAGCAATTGGGCAACAACCCACTGAGGCTGACGCAGCAGCATTCGAAGTCCTCGCTAAATCTCACTTTGAAGGCTTTACAACAAGAAGCAACTTTGCCCGCAAACACGCCGATGCTGTAGCTATGCTTGCATGCTGCAACCTCATCAGCACACACGTCCAAAATGACCAATGGTCTAACCTTTGGAAGATCACAAGTGATGGTCTCGTGTTCCTAGAAGACATGGTGCGAGGTGAATATGAAGAAGACTAATACCTTGCTTTTCGATGGTGACATGGTGGTCTTTCAAATCACCATAGGCCACGAAACAGAAGTCCAATGGGACAACGACGTACATACTTTGCACTCAAGATTTAGTGATTGTGTAGACACCTTTAAAGACTACATGAAAAACATTGTGGAGGAACTAAATGCTGATGATTGCATATTCACTTTCAGTAGCTCTGACAACTTCAGAAAAACGGTGCTTCCGACCTACAAAAGCAATCGGAAAAACACTCGCAAACCTTTGGCCTATAAAAGGCTCAAAGAGCACATAAGCGAGCTGTACGACACCCATGTATATGATCAGCTAGAAGCAGATGATGTACTCGGTATTCTTGCAACCAACGGCAAGTACAAAAACCCAATTATTGTCTCTGACGACAAGGACTTATACACCATACCAGGTCGAACCTATCGCCTTGGCGAGCTCCGCGAAATTAGTGAGCAAGAAGCCTTTAAATACTTCCTTACGCAGACCCTAACTGGTGACGTTGCTGATGGCTACAAAGGCTGTCCAGGTGTCGGTGCCAAAAAAGCAGAAACACTACTTAGCACCCCTGAAACATGCACATGGGATCAGGTACTAAACACATACCTAGCTGCAGGCTTAACAGAAGATGACGCGCTAGCTCAAGCAAGAGTAGCACGCATACTTCACGCCTCAGACTGGGATGCCAAGAAGGAGAGAGTAATACTATGGCAGCCTCAGACAACCTCAGCATAGAAGAACAGCGACGCGCTGAACAAGCTCTTTATCAGTCAGATGTCACACACGAAAGAACTGACTCATGGCTATCACGGCAGTTCAAAGAAGAGCGCACTGACAACATCAGCCGTCCTAGCCATTACAACATTGGTGGCATTGAGCCTGCAGAATTCATGGAGTCACTAGGCATCGCCCAAGACTATTACGCAGGAAATATCATCAAATACGCCTCACGCTACAAGCACAAAAACGGAGCAGAAGACATACGCAAAGCAAAGCAATACTGCAAAATGCTCATTGAGCTGCTTGAGTCTGAAGTTTGAGACGCAAATTTAACACCCCTTTGGTGAATACATAGGAATACTACACTCCGTGTAGTTGTCCAGGTGCGGCGCAAGCTGCACCACAGGGTCCCTCAGTCGAAAGGCTGGGGGACTTTTTTTTCGTTAAGAAGCCGCACTTTAGAAGACCTATAAGAGTCTTAAGGTCTCTAAAGGCTTTCTATTACTACAACTAGAAGAACATCCTAATAGAACCTAATAAGAGACCTATATGACCTTAAGCAACCAATACCTATACCAAGACTTTATCCATAAGTCCCGCTATGCACGATACTTAGACAACCAACAGCGTCGTGAACATTGGCATGAGACTGTCGACAGATACATGTCGTTTATATTGGACCACATTAAAGAGAAACATGATGTCGTTCTTCCTCCCGCTCTTAGACAAGAAATAGAAGAAGCCATACTGTCTAAATCAGTTATGCCGTCTATGCGCGCTATGATGACAGCAGGTGAAGCATTAGCCCGAGACAACACTTGCGGCTATAACTGCTCTTACGTTGTCGTTGATGACATCAAAGCCTTTGACGAAGCCATGTTCATCCTTATGTGCGGCACAGGTGTAGGCTTCTCAGTTGAACGACAGTATATCAACTCTCTTCCAGAGATCCCTAACACCCTCTTCGACAATGACATCACTGTTGTCGTACGAGACAGCAAAGAAGGTTGGGCAAAAGCCTTTAGACAGGTAATTGCCCTTTTGTACAGCGGAGAGATCCCTAAGTGGGACACAAGCCAAGTAAGACCAGCAGGAGCACGCTTAAAGAAGTTCGGTGGTCGAGCTTCAGGACCAGCGCCGCTTGAAGATTTGTTTAAGTTTACCGTAAACATGTTTAAGCAGGCTGCAGGTCGTAAGCTATCCTCAATCGAAGCTCATGACCTTATGTGTAAGATTGGTGAAGTTGTTGTCGTTGGAGGAGTGCGCCGAAGTGCAATGATTAGTCTGTCTAACCTGACTGACGATCGCATGAGGCACGCTAAGTCAGGCGAATGGTGGAACCAAAACTCTCAAAGAGCACTCGCAAACAATAGTGTGTGCTATACAGAGAAACCAGATGTAGGCGCTTTTATGCGCGAATGGGTTGCGCTGTATGAGTCCCACAGCGGCGAAAGAGGTATATTCAACCGAGTAGCTTCACAGAAGCAAGCAGCAAAGTATGGCAAAAGAAACGCCGATCACGACTTCGGCACGAACCCGTGTAGCGAGATCATATTGCGCCCATATCAGTTCTGCAATCTTACAGAGGTTGTTGTACGCTCAGATGATACTCCTAGTACCCTCAAGAAAAAGGTGAGAGTTGCGAGTATCCTCGGGACTATTCAGTCGACCTTCACAAACTTTCCGTATCTTCGTAAGATATGGCAAAAGAATACTGAAGCCGAAAGACTGCTAGGTGTATCGTTAACAGGTATCATGGACAACCCACATACTTACGGTAAATCACAACACCAGAAGGACACGCTGCCTGGCTTCTTAAATCAACTAAGAGAAGAAGCTAACGAAGCAAACAAAGAAATGGCATGGATGCTCGGCATTGAGCAGTCAGCTGCCATTACATGCGTAAAGCCATCTGGAACAGTATCTCAGCTTGTCGACAGTGCCTCAGGCATCCATGCTCGTCATAGCAAGTACTACATCCGTAC